AAAAGAAAGCAGAGGAGATTACGTCAGCCATTAATAATACAGTTGTCAGATTGCCTTCTATAGTTGGCGACTTCAACGACTTACATCAAGAGCAAGGCTTGGATGTTGTCAGAAATGAAATCTTAGATCGTGGTTTGCCTTTAAAACAATTTAATGTCAGATTTTTGAAAGGGGAAATACCGAAAAGAGAATGGTTGGTAGAAAATTTTTTAGAGCTTTCCAAGCCTGGATTGATGGCAAGTATTGGTGGCATAGGTAAATCCATGTTGGCATTGGACTTGTGCTTAAAAGTTGCTCATGGCTCTGGTTCTTGGTTAGGTAATCCAATAGTGAATTCTGGTAGTGCAGTTTTCCTTTCAGGGGAAGATGATGCCAATGAGCTTCATCGCAGAGTTCATGCTTTAGATAAAGAGGGTAAAAGATTTGAAGGATTGAACGAAGTTTATGCTTTACCAATTCCAAGTTTGAAAGAAAGAATCATAGTACTAGGCGATAACAATTCTCAAGGATTACATACAACAGCACAAGCAGATGAATTAATAACTGCTTTGGAAAGCATAGATAATTTAAAGTTGGTGGTAATTGATCCAGTACAAAGTTTTGTAAGTGCCAGTATCAGTAGTTCTAATGAAGCTGGTCAGATGTATGCGAGTTTTTGTGCCAATATCGCTGCAAGATTTGGAGCTACCTGTTTGTCTTTGCATCATTTTTCAAAACAAGGTTTGTCAGAAACGGATTCAATGTTAGAAATTCGTAGCAGCGTGAGAGGCGCCACGTCATTAGTCGATGGTCACAGGTTTGTTATCGGATTAAATCTTACAACCGAAGAAGAAGCAGAGAGACTTTGTTTGCAACACGGAGTACCATTTGACAGAACAAGAGCTGTTAAAGCATCTATGGTCAAGTCAAATAGTGAAATAGATTATTCGGTTAAGACTTTGTTTAGAAAAGACGTTGTGCTTGAGCCGATAGAAGATATAAAAGGGGATATAAATTGGGATTAAAAGTTTTAAGTTTATTTGATGGTATGAGTTGTGGCCAGTTAGCTTTGCAAAGACTTGGTATTGAAGTTGATACTTACTATGCAAGTGAAATAGATAAGTATGCAATCCAGGTTACACAAGCAAACTTTCCAGAAACAATTCAAGTTGGCGATGTTTGTCAGTTAAAAGCAGAAGATTATCAAGACGTAAATTTAATTTTAGCTGGTAGTCCTTGCCAAGGATTTAGTTTTGCAGGAAATCAATTAGCTTTTGATGATCCTCGTTCAGCGTTATTCTTTGAATTTATTAGATTGTTAAAAGAAATCAAGCCAAAGTATTTTCTTTTAGAAAATGTAAGAATGAAACAACAATTTCAAAATGTAATTACTGAGCAAGTATCAGCTTGTTATCCAGATTACAAAGATGGCGATTTGTTTGGCAGTCAAATAAAACCTATTTTAATAAACTCAGCTTTAGTAAGCGCACAGAATAGACAAAGGTTATATTGGACTAACATACCGAATGTTGAACAACCTGTGGATAAAAACATAGTTTTAAAAGATATTTTAGAAGATTTGCCTATAGAAAATTCTTTATCTCCTTACATGACGAAAGATTTTGATGGCGTTAATAGATTAGAAAAAGGTATTTTTAGTTTTACAGAGAAAAATAAAAGCGCAGCGCTTACAAGTGGTAGCACACATCCCAACAAATATTTAATACATAAAGTTGAATATAAAGCTATGACAGAAGTTAGAACTCCTGAAGCTAATAAAATTAGGAGAGAACATAAAAAGAAAACAGGTAAAGATTGGTCGCCTAGAGAAATGCGACAATTAGTTGAAAGAGATGACGATAAAATGAACACTCTTACTACAGCTTTGACTAAGCAACACATAATACAAGCAAAGCATGAAACTAAATTAACATGGAGAAGGCTCTTGCCTTTAGAGTGTGAAAGATTGCAAACAGTTCCAGATAATTACACGAAGCATGTATCGAATACGCAAAGATATAAGATGCTTGGTAATGGGTGGACTGTTGATGTTATTGCTCACATTTTAAATAATATGGAATCATGAAAAAAGAAGAATACGATCCAAACGATCTATCCATAAAGAACGCTTACGCTACTCGCTGGATTTGGTATCACACATTGTTAGGTTTACTGCTGCTTATGACTAACATACTTTTAATTTCTATTTTGACAATCCTGGCGGTTAAGTTATGAGTTTTGTTAGAAGGAGAAAGAAAAAGAATCGCAAGGCGGAAAAAGAATATAACGAGTCGTTGTGGAAAGCCTATCCCAAGAAAAAGAAAGATGAGCAAGATTGATCCAGAACATTATAAGTTTGGTGGTGTTGAGTGTATTGATGCTATCAAAAGCAGTCTTAGTCCAGAACAATTTAGAGGGTATCTCAAAGCCAGTATTATTAAATATCTATGGCGGTATGAGAAAAAGAATGGTTTAGAGGACTTAGAGAAAGCAGATTGGTTTTTAAGAAAATTAAGATATGAGGTGGAGAATGAGTAAAGGCGACTGGCCCAGACCAGTAAATCAAAAGAAATTTGATGAAGAATTTGAGAGAATCTTCGGTAAAAAGAAGGAGAAAAAACGTGCGAATAAACTTCAAACTTAGTTACTTAATTAATATTTTCAACATACTTGGCGGATAATATGGGTTATCGACCTAAGAAACCCGTCTTATCCGCGAAGGATAATACGTGTTATCACATATCCATACATGTTTACATGTTTAAGAGAGGAATCGCTAGGGCGATTCCCTCTTTTTGAGAGTAAGAATGAATAAAGATTTTTGGTGGATAAATTCGAGTGCGGAGAGTAGCGATAGCGCGAGTGCGGAAATTAGTTTTACGTTAGCGATGAAGTATCGAGATGTGAGCAAGTTTAAGCGTGTCGTTTGGTATTGGTATCGTGAGAACGTAGCGAGAAAAGATCTGAATAGTTCGAGTAAGCTCGTGCTTTGGGCGATTTGTGAGCGGATGCGTTATGAGAGTATGAGTATGCGTGATGCTTATGCGTACGTGGGGAAGATGTTAGGGTTATCACGCGTAAGCGTGAGCAAAAGCGTTTATGCGTTGGTGGATAAAGATATTATTTGGATTGTTGAAGAAGGGCGAGAGCGTAAAGGGATGAAACGCTTACCTCAGCATTCACGTAAGCGTAAGCATATTTTGTTAGTAGGTTTGGGGAAGCTGCTTAGCGACCACTTAGTTTAAGATTCTTGCCGCGTTGCCTTCTTTGGTTTTTGTTAAGTGAGGAAGATTTAATTCTATTCTTCCTAGATTGCGAAGTTTTCTTTTTTACTGGAATTGGTCGTGGGATTTGAGTTTTTGATCTTTGCATGGTTTTGTGGAAGGAAGGTTTCAAGGGAGAATTTATTATGAAAAGGAAACCTTCCTTCGCTAATTAACTAACTGCGATACATTTTATCAAGTTCTATGGTTTTTGATACCCAAATTTTTTTGAATTCTAAAGACTTAGATTTACGTATGGCAGTCTTTAAGTTCGCTCGTCTTTTGAAATATAGTTCTTTGTTCATGGTTACTCTCCTTAAATAAGTTCTTTGTTGTAATCATACTCGCCTTCATTCATGCTTTCCGCCCAAGTCCATTTATTATTTATTTTATAAAGAATATCTTTAAAACATGACTCGCCATGAACAACTAAAGCTATATCTCCAGACCAACCTGGAGAATCTGGACAGTAGCTTTTTAAAATTACAGCATTACATATATGGTTAGCAGTAAAATCGCCATTTATAGTTCTTCCATAATGTTTATTCAATGCTTTTGCTATTTCTTGACAATCTTTTTGTGTTGGATTACTCATAATTACTCTCCTTTTGAAAAAAATATATTGTTGGCATAATCAATAGCCTGTTTTTCGGTTAGTCCTTTTTTCAAGCCTTCTTCGACCAAATACTCTAAGTGTGCTTGTACTAAAAAATTTCTACTCATGTTTCGTATTATCTCCAATCCTTACAACATCTTTGACTTATGTAATAATATCCGCTTGAATCACTTAAACGATATTCTTTTAACATTTCTTTAGCGTATTTACGCCCATTGTTAAATTGATCAACTGTTTCAAAGTTTCCGTAAGAATCTTTTCTATTAATGTAAATTACTTTCGGCATTTTATTTCTCCTTTTGGTTAAAGTTTGGGTTAAGTCTAATTTCTCTGTCGAATTCGTTTTCCTCAACTGGTTGTTTAAAGTTTTCAAGTAGTGCTTTGCAATATGCAACTTCTCCCTCAAGTTTCCTTGCGGTTTTGAATTTCATTATCTTTTCTTGATACCACTCTTGGCGCAATTCGTTTTCCAGGTCGTATATGCGAGTTTCTAATTGATCTTTGTTAAGACTGTCTAAATAATTTTTATTCATGATTATTTCTCCTCGCTATTAATAATTTCTTTAATAACTTGCTCAACTTCTTGAATTTCTTGAGCTTCTTGAGAAATAAAAGATATATAACCAAAGTCAA